GGTTAGAGGCTTGGTCAAGTATGATGAGATATTCAGTTGGACTAGTTTAATTGTTGAGATGTACTTCGGTGCTTCACTTGCTAAAGGTAAGTAGTGTATTCGACTGAACTAGAAGTATTTAAGAAGTACATTAGACTTCATAATAGGAGAAGTAAATGATAAATAAAATTAGTAAGTGCGTGATAGTGTTCGCAATTGGTGTAACACTATCATTAGCTTCAATGGCGTTTATGAATCAGTTTATGAAAATGCCACAACAAGCGATGCAAATGGGTAATCAAATGATGACTCCACAGCCACAATGTAATTGTTCTTGTCCGAAATAGTTAAGCCATCTTTAAAAACAGCCTACTAATTGGACAATAGGCATTGCGAGTTTTAATGTCAATCTCAACAGCTTTTGACAATTTTGGTGGAGAGTATCCAGTATGCTTTCTTCTACGTCCTTGCGATGGCTTTTTGGCAAGTTCAGTTATATCTCGCATCCCTTTTTGAAGGCGAGCATACATCGTGCTTTGGTTAATATTTAGCCTAATGGCTACTTGTTTAGCCGTGAGTTTACTACCGTCTGAGAGTTCAAATTTTTTGCTTGTATATTGCACATTTGGCTTCTTGCCCCACGTTTTATGACGTTCACGCATAACAAAGTCAACTTCAAGCGACTGGTCTAATCGATAACGACAAGCGGTTGTTGTTAAGTCTAATTTGTCAGCTAACTGTCTGGCGGTCCACTTACTACCGTCACTTAAAGTGTAAACTTTAGCGCTTTCTGTTCTTGGCATATTTCCCCCTAAGCCTTAATTAAAACGGAATGTCGTCTGAGAACGGATCGTCAGATGGTACAGGCTCGATTGGGTCATGAACTGTAGGTGTGAACTCTTGCTTAGGTTGACCTTCGCCTTTACTATCTAACATCTTCAATACACCACCAAATCCTGTTACATTGATTGCCGTTGAATAAACATCAACACCTTCTTTGTTCTGATACTTGGTAGTTTTGATTTGCCCTTCGATATAGACCTTAGAACCCTTATGTAGGTATTGACCTGCTATCTCAGCTAACTTGCCGAATACAGACACCCTGTGCCATTCTGTTTGCTCTTTCTTCTCACCTGTCTGCTTGTCTTTCCAAGATTCTGATGTTGCTACTGCTAGATTTGCTATAGCAGCACCTGTTGATGAATATTTAACCTCTGGCTCACGACCAAGGTTTCCGATTAATGTTGCTTTGTTTAACATTTGTTTCTCCGTTTTTTAAAAGTAATTTGGAGTCCTTAACGTGGACAACTCGCACTATTTCTCTTTAACTTGGCATCCATATAATGCCGTGAGGCGGGAGATACTTCTTGAGGAGAAGATGCGTTGAAAAACATAAATACGCTGTCTGACCCCACACTCGCAATAGAGGCGTGACCCCCGAGTTAATTAATTATATAACGTCCTCTTTGACTGACAACGCTTCTTTTACAAACATCTTAGCTTGTTGGTCTAAAGCCTTCCAAACTTCAGCTTGTTGTCTACTAGTACACTCACGGTATAGTTTCTTAGCCTCATGATAGTTGGACTCGCCAAACGATTCACTAATCTGTTGAACGTAATCGTCAAGTGCGCCTTCTTTTTCAAAAACAGGTATATCGGGCAAGTCTTCACCTGCATAAATGTATAACCCTAATCCGTGTCGCGCACAATTTTTCGTAATAGAGCGCTGAATAGCCGTGTTTACGTTGAAAGAGGTTATCTTATCCAAAGGTATAGACTTGTTCCCTTGCAATATCGGAAGATATTCAACATGCTCAAGGCCCTCTATTACTACGCTTGTCTTAACCCATGCGGTCTTACCGTCATGGTGATAGTTCCAACCGTCCTCATTCTCGTGGATGTAGTAGGTGGCCTCAGGGTATGCCTTCTTGACCTCTGCCCAGGCCCAGGACCATGATAAGTAAGTCAACCCACCTTTAGACTCAGTATGTTCATTGACGTTGATTTTGTTTAGTGTCTTAAATACGTTCATTTCGTACCTCGCTTCTTTAGTGATTTCTTCTTTGCACGTTCAGCCTGTCTTCTTGCATCTCGTGCTGATACTTGATGCAAACCCTTCATGCTTCCTATTAGTTGTTTATTAGAACTTGACATTAGTTATCTCCCAAATATATGTAAAGTAAAAATCCTTGGTAAGCTATTGATATTACTACTAAAAGTTCAAATGTATACATCACTCTCCTCTTATTGATGCTAAAAATTCGTCATACTCACTTTTAAATTCATTTGATGCCATTACAGCATGAACATAAGAAGTGTCTGCGTATGAGTCATAATCGGGTTCTAATGATTGCTTTACACTTGGCACACCGCTCTCTTTGATATGCGCTTGTAGTTTTGCTTTAAGTGCTTTAATATCCATGCTACATCTCCCATCCGTATTCATCAAGCAACATTGCTGACAACTCTTTGTGAAAGTCGTAGTCTATTTGGTCATAGTCATCTGAGTAATGAAAGTCAGATTTAATAGACATAAGTTTAATGCAAGTCGCAATTAGTAGGATAACCTTAACATCAACTTCGCTAATAGGTGTGTCGTCCAAGTAATGCTCGAATGATTGCTTGTCCTCTTCGATTGAACTGTAGAACTCGCTAAGTGCTGTGTCGTAACACGCCTCGTAACGTGTCTGATAGTCCTCTTCGATTTTGTAGTCTGTAGTAGTCATTGTGTCCATTACGCTACCTTCTTGATAAAGAACAAAGAAGCGTTAGCCTTGTCTAAATCTTTGAATATTAGTCTTAAAGTATCGCCATGTCTAGGGTAGTCAGCTAAAGTTGTATCAGCGCTTAAACCTAACTCCTCTAACTTGTTTTCAATATCTCTTGAGTAACAAGGTTGGTCGCCATCAAAAGTTTCTAAGTATGTTTTGCTAGTTAATTCGTTTGGAATTTTAATTGAGTATTCACCCCATTGTGAATCGTAAACACCATGTACAACCTCTAAAGGTGTATTCATTACGTTGTCATATTCAGTTGTGTATTTTTCAATATTGTTTAATGTTTTCATTTTGTATCTCCGCTTTTAGTTTAAAGAACTTAATTTCTCAATCAAGTTACTGCGTATTGTACACAATCTTTTATGCAATGTAAAGTATTTTTTATATTTATTCCCATTAATTTAATCTCACACCGCAGCAAACTTAGTTTATAATTTTCATCAGATACAAAAAAACCCCCAAATGCTAGGAGCAAGAGAGGGTTTAGAAATAAGGTGGTGCAACACCTTGGATACATATTATACCCTTCTTGGGTTCGTATGGGTCTATATGGGCATCACCGACACGACAGGTGATATGTCTGACCTAACGGTTTCACTCACACCTGAATAAAATAAAAGAGATTCACCAAATGTGTATGCTGTTGATTGATGTTAGGCTGTGGTTATTGTCATGGGTAGGAAAACGCCTCTAAATACGATAACCTTACGAACTCTACATTGGGGAAACCCTTAGAGTGTTATAAAAGCCTAGCGCAGAGTTACAGTGGGTGAGTGCCTGTACAAGGTAGCGATGAACTCTGAGTCACTAACGTAATAGTGTGACCATACGATGAAGACGGCTTAGGCGCTTTATACGAATGTAAATCTCTCTAGGTTCTTAACTGAGCCTAGGGATTTCTTTGCCCCGAACTCACCCGACTAAACACATTACCGAATATTACTTACTCTCTATCCTTGGTGCTTTAAAAAAGAATCTTGATTCTGCAACTGAGCGTAGCGAGGGCGTGAGAGCCTAAAGGCTAAATTAGCTACTGACATCGAGGCTTGGCGTTAGCCAAACGTAGAGTGTCCAACAAGCGATAGCGCTGTTAGGTTAGAGTGATTATGTTGTTAAAAGAATGAATATTATAAGTAGCCATGTATAGTTTCTTTGATATAATATACACCTATGATTATACAATATAACGACATCAAGAGAGAAATTAGAAAGACAGGACTTACTCAAAAAGAGGTTGCTGAGATTCTAGGCATTAGTTATCAGGCTTTACATGCTAGAATTAAACGAGGCAAGCCAGATATTCACTTAGTTATTTATGCGTTGGGTCATTATTACGGAAGCCGTTCTTCAGATAGAGATAGAGACTTATGAAATGGTTCGGTCATAACAAAAGACAGTGTGTCACAGCATTAGTTGGTGTGAAAGAATTACTAGATAGGATTATCCATATGGACGATAAACAGGTTAGGCAACACACTTGTGATAGTGCTAAAGAGATTATCGATAATTTATTGAGAGAGTCTAAATGAATGACCAAGAGCATCAAGTTCAGAAAGCTATTTGTCATTACCTAGACTTACGAGGTGTGTGCTACTTCGCAATTCCAAACGGTGGAAAGAGAAACATTATCACCGCTAAAAAACTTAAAGCAGAAGGCGTAAAGAAAGGTGTACCCGATTTATGTATTGTTCATGACGGTATGGCATTCTTCCTTGAGGTTAAACGACCAAAGACTGTATTAGGTGGCAAAGGTAGGTTGAGTCTTGACCAAAAAACATTCATTGAGAAGATTGAAGAGTCAGGTGGAGAGGTTAAAGTAGTATATTCAGTAGCAGATGTTATTGAAGCCTGTATCGATTGGCATATAAAAGTGTTGTGAGTAAGATAACTAAAAGCGCTAGAGGTCAAGCATGTACTATTCGATTAGATGGGTGTTATGGTGGCGTACAAAATGAAACAGTTGTTTTGGCACATCTTAATGGTGGTGGTATGGGTGCTAAGTGTCTTGATATTCATGGTGCTTATTCCTGTGCTAATTGTCATGATATTCTTGATGGGCGTATACAAACTGATTATTCACAAGAATTTCTACTATTGAGCCACCTAATGGGTATGAAAAGAACACAAGAGATTTTAGTGAGCAAGGGGTTAATGTGAAGCGTGTAATTGAGAGAACCAAACCTAAGCAACACATACTTGAGTCAATGATACAAGCACACTTTAAAGAGTATCCTGATTCAGACAAAGCTATTATTGAGATAAAGG